AAGAATAATATGTTTTAGTTGGGTCTTCCTCAGGTGGAATATATGGAGTTTCTGCTCCAATAGCAATTTCTAATACAGTATTATTTACAACAGTAAAGGTATATGTATAATGGTCTACACCCGTTCCTGTTGAATATGTTACTTCAAAAGAAATACCTAATACTAAGCCACCATAATATCCGACATAATGCCTTAAAGTAATATTATCTAACTCACTTCTGGTCGGTAACTCTGTTGGAGTAAGAGTAATCATACTATTACTTGTTGATGGAAAATCTACTTCTTCACTTATTGCTGTACTTCCTTGATAGAGAACACATTGTGAAACATAAGTAGAACTTATAGTAGCACTTTCTCTATGACCATATGCTCTAACTTCAACATTTTCTATGGTAGCGTTACTAGGTATATCACTAAAATCAAATGAATATGCAGCATAACCAGTTGAACTTTGTGATGCATACATATTATTTGAACTAGAATATGGGTCTTCAGCTGTATGACCTACAGCATATTGAGCATAGCTACTACCACTTTGAATACCACTAGTTGTAACATTATTTGCAGTTAATGTTACCGTATTTCCTGTCCCGTGAGCAACTAATTCACTTGAAACATCCACTCCATCTTGAGTAACTAAAACCTCGTCACTCTTATTTGTAGGAGTTATTGTTAAAGTGAATTCTTCATCTTTATAAGTATTTACTGTTCCTGAAGGAGAAATTGTACCATTGCCAGAAACTAATACTGATGTGACAGTCCTTGGGTCTGGCATAGTATAATTTACTTCAATCTCTGCACCATAAATATAGAAGTATGCTGCAGTATTTCTTGAACTTCTTCTACAGTTAATTCTAATACCAAAGTTAGAACCATAACTTACTAAGTCTTCCCAAGAAGCACTACAAGTAAAGGTATGAGTTGTAACTGTAGTACTTAATGAATCAGCACTACCTACAGAAGTAGATGTACCATCATATAGGTACATATTTTGAGAATAACCACCTTGGTAGTTACCTTTTAATTTAATAGTAAAAGAACTTACAATAGCACTAGAAGGAACATCACTAAAGTTAAATCCTCTCAAATAAATATAATAAGAAGTTGTTGAAGTTCTAGAGTTATAAATTTGGGAATGAGTAGTACTATCTGTATCATCATACATATTCTCTGCATTTGTTACTTGCAAATATTGTGTACTTGTAGAATAATATGTACTAGGAGTTAATCTTATTGTTGGCATTAGTTACCACCTCTAACTTTGCAGATATATGTCCCCATCATTCCCTAAAGAACTAGATGGTGCACTTGAACCAGTATAATACTTATTTATAATTAAAGTTCCTTCAACTTCTCTACCGTTAACATAAGCGGTTTCACCACTAACAATGTCTTCGGCTGTAGCAGTAGCATCACTAGTAAACGTACCTGCTACATTAAAAATATTTACACCAGCTTTAATATTACTGGCTACCAAATCAGCATCACCTGCTATGGTTTGTGTCCCTGTTAAATAGGTTCCAGATGCTATTGTCTGATTACTAGTTGATGGAGTAATCGTAGCAGCTGCTTTTGTAGTTACATTTGCAGTTAACGAGACTGATGAATTACCAGCTGTACCTGAACTAACATATCCCGCAGAAACTACAGGTGTTACAGAAACAGATTTCGTTAACGTTAAAGTATTCGTGCCTGTTGATACAGAAGCAGCTGTACCACTTATTGATGATGGGGCTGTAGCAGAACCAGACCGCACAGCCTTGCTTCCCTGCGAGGCATAATACCCTGCAGGGACGGTTACTGTGGCTCCTGATGCTGTTAAATCAGAACTAGTTCTTCGTGTTATTCCACTACCGACATAGGTTGGACTAACAGCTTCTACAGTTACTTGAGATAAACCATCATAATTAGCATCGGGTTTAATAACCTGTTGAGACTCAGATGGTGTAGCAGTTTTAGCTTGTAATTCTGGGGCGTCGCCTGATACCTGAACCTTAACAGATGCATACTGAGATACATCCTTAGTACCATTTGTCGTGATAGATAATGTACCTTCAGGCTTATAATAAGTCTGAACTACTCCACTTGTATTTGTTACTTTAATACCCGTAACATCAAGATAGGTAGAACCAAATATAGTTAAATCTTCTGGCATATTACATCACCCCATTCCTTATACCATTTCTCAACTTTTTCTTCAAACTCTTTTAATGTTTGATTCATAGGAAAATCTTCATTAGTATGAAGCATAATATATAATAATTCTTTTTCATCCATACTAATAAGCCTCCATGACATGTTTAATCCAATTATCAAAAGTAATACTTTCCATTAACAATCCTTCTTGGAAGAATCTGTTTTTAATACCCATGATAATCTGAGCTTTTTGTTGTTGGTCAATGGTTTCAAAATATTCTTTAAATGTTATATAATATTGTTTGAATCTTCTTTCTGTCGCTTCCCTGTATTGTTTGTTCTCTTGATTAATCCATTCATCTTTATTCATAGTAAAATAAGCGTCATAAATCATAGAAGTAACATAAAACTGAGCATCAATAAATCTTCTTCTTTTAATAAATTCCTTTACTAACTCAGTATTACTTTCAATCATATTGTTATATGTTTTTAAAATATACTTTGGGTCATGTCTACAGACAGAATCGTCACGCCATCTCCATAAATAAAAAGGCGTAGGACAAAGTTTAGCATTCCGTGTCATCCTTTGTGCCAAACAATTAAAGAAACTATCCTCATGAATAGTTAGTTTTGGATTAAATCGTATATTATTATCTAAAAGATATTTTCTACGATAAAATTTCCCATGGACAAACGTACTATCAATTTCATGTGGTACATAAAGAACTTCTTTAGTTAATGGGTTTCTAGTTTCCTCAACAAATGAAGAAACTAGAGCATCAAAACCACCATTAACATCTATTTCATGAAATACAATATACAATCCACACGCATTGAAAAACATATCATCTGCATCGCAGAACATTACATAGTCTGCCGTCGCATGGTCTAAACAGGCATTTCTCGTTGCCGAAACACCTTCGTGTTTATTTTTATAATACTCTATTTTAAAAGTATAACTATTAATTAATTTGTCAGATAAATATACATCTGAACCATCATTTACAATAATGACACCTACGTCATTTTTTAAATCTACATTTTGTTGAATCTCAATACTATCTAATAGAGGTTTAATTACCTCGTCAGTTTCTTTATATTGAGGAATCAATATCTGTAACTTCATAATAACACTCCTTCTACTAAGAATTTAATATTGCTGAGACCTCTGCCTCAGTTAATGATACAAAACGGGAAGAATATGTATTCCAAGGCCATTGAGTAATATATGCATTATATAAAGAAACTGGAACAAATATTGAACCATATACACCACCCGTTGAAGTTGTATAATTTGATATTGGAGTTGAATAAAAAGCATTCGTTCCTTGCAATGAACAATAACTACTACCAAGTAAATAAAGAGATAATAGATTATAACAACCAGAAAAGGCAGCATTACCTATATTCGTACAAGCTGGCAAAATTACTGTAGTTAACGACCAACAACTACGAAATGCGCTAGAACCAACAATTGTACAAGATGGTAAGTTTATTGAGGTTAACATAGAACAATTCGAAAAAGCATTGTTATTTATGCTTGTACAATTAGGGATATTTACTGAGGATAATTTATAACAACCCTGAAAAGCATTTCCCCCAACATATGTACAATTTGGAAAGCTTATTGATTCTAGTTGAGAACAACTATAAAATGCATAAGAACCAATACTTGTACAATTTGGAAAATTTACTGTAGCTAAACTAGAACAGTTTGAAAATAGACCAGAACCTATACTCGTACAAATTGGAAAACTTACTATAGATAATTTATAACAATTCGTAAAAGCACCATTACCAACAGTTGTACAATTTGAGAGGTTTATTGAAGTCAATGCAGAACATCTAAGAAACGCATAGCTACCAATACTTACACAATTAGGGATATTTACTGAGGATAATTGAGAA